TAGTACGAAGCCCGGGCGACCATAGATCGCCCGGGTTTTTTCTTGATTCTTGATTCGTGACTCAAGTTGATTCACAAACTATTCTTTGGGTATAGGTGTAGGTATAGGTATAGGTATAGATAGGAGAGGTATCATCGGGATTCAGAGGGATTCATACCTAATAAAAAATAATAAAAAAAGCTGTATTCCGAAGATTAGCAGTCGATTATAATTAAGTATAACAGAAAGAAGAAAAAATGATTTTATGGTATTTTCGTGAATTGATCTTGTGGGCTTTAGTCGTGGTAGTGCTGCTGTGGTGTGCGTTATAAGAACGACGCACACTCCACCTCACACCTCACAATTCTAGTATTACGCGAATAACGTATAAGTAGAAAAAAAGTTTTAAATTAATTAATTATTTTCTTTACTTTTATTAAAAAATATACGATAATACGAATACTTATCTTAAATAAATTATTTTATTTAAATAATTAATAGAAAGTAGAAAGCGAGATAGATAACTAAAACGACTAAATTAAAACTAAAAGAAAATAGCGTACCCGTTAGTTTAAGAACGATAGCTAACGATACTATTCTTTTTAGATTAGTTAATATAAAACGTTCTAATAGTAAATCTTTTAGAATTTTCGAAAACGCGAAATACGAAACTAATTTAAAAGACGCAGTCGCAAAATCTTATCGACCAATAGACTTAATATACGATAGCTTATCGAACGATAGATTAGCGAACGTTAACGTTTTAAAAGAAAGTTTATTAGTTTATAAATATAAAGATAAATATAATAATCTTTTAGACGTTAGCGAAAAATACGTTAACGAAAATAAAACGTTTAAGAATAGAGATAAGATAATAAATAATATTAAATATTTTAGAACGATAGTTAATAATTTAAAATCTAAAACTATTACTAAATAATTTAATTAATTAAATTAACGCGATAGAATTAAAACTCTATCGCGTTTTTTTTTATTCTTAACGAACTAATTAAAAAAAATAGAATTAATTATAAGTATAGTAATAAAGCTATTTAAAATTTCGTATTAAGTTTAAAAGCTAAATCTCTAATTAAGTTTAAACGCGAGAACGGGTTGCTTCTTTCTAGACGTAGGCTAGAAAGATGATGAATCAGTTATATGTATATAAAAAATTTTTAAAAAGCTGTACAACCTTGTATTTAAGTACTAGCTTTCGACCTCAAAAAATAATAAAGGAGTATCTATACGAATATAAAAATTATTATAGAGAAACTAAAGAATGCCTTAGCTTCAATCTCACGAGCCCTAATAAAGTTTTTCGTGAGTTGTAGTTCAATTGGATATTGGTGCCTAATAGCTATAATACTATTATGTTGGTTAGTTACTATGGCATTTATGATATTCGGTACTATGCTATTTGAAGCAATCGGGCCAGTCTTTATGGAGAAAAAAGATGAGAAAACTTATATGGAAGATAAAGCAAATGATCTCTAAGTATAGGGTTAAGCTATACCAGAGCTATGTAAGAATGCTATATTATAAAAAGAAAAAATGAATAAATGTAAAAATTGTTTCTGCGATTGTCATTGTAATGTAAAAGAACATTCTGATGCTAATGGAGTATGTGCTTGTACGCAGTGTATATGTATACCCACAGCTCTTAATAATGACGAGTGCGAAGCCTGCCAGTAACTTTTTTGTTTACCCTAGAGTATTTTTGCTCTAGTGTGGATGAGTGAGTATCTCAATCCTATTACCCACCCGCAAGAGAACCAATATCTTAGAGAAGTCGATCTTTTCCCTCGTCGATAAGGCGAAGGATATTATGCGTGTCGAGTTCATCTTTGGTATTGACAAGGACGATCAGGAGACAGCGAGGTTTATCAACGGCGCAGTATTCAAGCATCTTAGAAAAAAAATTCTTTTATTCGAGCCTCAGGGTTACGTTAATCTTCATAAGTACATCAATACACTTGCGGGAGCGTCTGAGAAAGAGTGGCTCTTCATCTGGAATGATGACGCTTTAATGAGAACAGAGAACTGGGACGAAATCATTATGAGTCATAAAGGCGAATTTAAACTTTTCGCGCCAAGGGATAATCATGAAGGACATCCCTACGCGATATTTCCAATTTTTCCAAAGGACTGGTTTCTACTTCTTGACTATGTCTCAAATAATCCACAGAACGACAGATGGCTAAGTGAGATCGCATACGCACTTGATATCTTCGAACGGATCGATATTGAATGCTTTCATGATCGTGCTGATCTAACGGGAAATAATAACGACGAGATTTTCAAGAAAAGAGTATATAAGGAACTTCATCCCGAGGATCCTTTAGACTTTGATTCTGTGCATAACCAGAAACTTCGTACGCATTCGATGCATAAGATAGGGTGGTTTCTGAAACATATTAAGCAGGAGTCCAAGTTTTTCGAGGAAGTTAAACAAGGCATTAGACAACCCTTCGAAAAGATGGTAATGTCTAAGAATATCAAAGGAGCAGGGATCCATGCAGCACTACCCCGAAACGACAAAAGTAAACCTTAAGAACGCAATAACATTATTTCAAAAAACCAAAGATCGCCGTATAAGCGAAGTTATAGAACACCTTACGAACAGACTAAAAACAAAGAGTGCACGTAGCAGCATTTTAACGTTCGCTAATTATATGTATAACGACAGCTATAAAACGCCTGCACATATACAACTCATCGCGAAACATCTTCATATGGTGGAGAAAGGAGAGTTGAAGAGATTGGCTATCTTTATGCCTCCTCGACATGGAAAATCCATGTTGTGCAGCGAGTTCTTTCCAGCATGGTATTTAGGAAATAATCCTAAAGACTTTATTATTCAAGCGACATATGCACAAGAGCTTGCAGATGACTTTGGACGTAAAGTTAGAAACTATGTTCAGTCAGAAGAATTTAATCAAGTCTTTCCCAACGTTGGCCTTAGATCAGATTCCATGTCAGCGAGAAGGTTCCATACTGTCCACGGCGGAACGTACGCTGCTGTTGGTGCGGGAGGAGCGATTACGGGAAGAGGTGCACACCTTATGGTTATTGACGATCCGATTAAAGGACGCGAGGACGCCGAATCAGAAGTTCAAAGACGTAATCTAATCGAATGGTATAAATCCGTCGCATACACGCGACTTCAACCAGGAGGAAAGATTATTTTAATTCAGACCCGTTGGCACCAGGACGATCTCGCTGGGTATATCTTAAATGAAAGTGGAGAAGACTGGAAGATACTCGACCTTCCGGCGATTGATGCAAGTGGGAATGCCCTATGGCCCGACGCTTATGGGATAAAGGAATTAGACAAAATTAAGACAACAGTAGGTAGTCGTATATGGAACGCTTTATATCAACAAAAGCCAGCAGAAGAAGAAGGAGCGATCCTTAAACGGGACTGGTGGAAAATTTATGCAGAAAAAGAATTACCAGTTTGTTCTTATATCGTTCAATCTTATGATACAGCTTTTTCGACAAAGGCCTCTGCGGATTATACAGCGTGTACGACGTGGGGAGTGTTCAACGTCTATGACGATAATGGGATTCCATCCGCAGCATGCCTAATGCTAGATGCTTGGAAAGAAAGACTGGAGTATCCCGATCTAAGAAAGCGTGCGCGTGATAGTTTTTTTAATTATAAACCTGATGAAATTTTAATCGAGAAAAGGGCCTCTGGACAATCATTGATCCAGGACTTACGGCGTGCGGGTCTTCCCGTCGTCGAGTTTAGTCCAGACAAAGATAAGGTCTCACGTTGCCACAGCGTCGCTCCCATGTTCGAGGCTGGACTTGTCCATATATTGGACGACGACTTTAAAAGCTCGGTTCTAGAGGAATGTGCGCACTTTCCTTATGGAAAGTTTGATGATATAGTTGACACAGTTGTACAAGCTTTAATGAGAATCAGGGAAGGATTTTTAATAACACATCCTGACGATCCTGATGATATGATGGATAGAAATGCTAGAAGATATAAAGAAACAGAAAAGCACTATTACTCTTAAATACGTTAATAAGGAGAAAATCCGTGCGGAACAAAAAAGAAAAGCTAACGAGTTTTTAAGGGATGATCTATTAAAAAATACTATAAGACTTACAGATAAGGTGGATATAAAGGGATATGCACTATGCGTATGGGACGAAAAGGGAGCCCCATGCTTAGCTTTAAATACTAGACATCCCGAAAATATTATTTCAGAATTCCTCATTCCAAGCTTTCTTTCTTCTACATTTCAAGGTATAATTAATAACAAAATAGCAACATCGGAGGTATACAAAGATGACGACTAAAAATAATCCTTTTGCAAAGGTAGGAGCATCACCTAAGCTAGGAGCAAAAACATACAGTGTTGAGCAAGTAAAGGCAGCAAATAGAAGATTTTATGAAAAGTTTCCTGAAGCAATTCAACCTGCAGCAATGATTAAAAAAGCAAACTTGGATCCAGGAGACGAGGTCGTGAAGCAAGCTTCGCGTGAATCGACAGAGTATCCTTTTCTTCCTAAATTTAAATATACAGTTGAGGGACTAT